CCAGCACTTGCAGAAACGATCTTAAGATCGTACTTCATCGAGGTACGAACAAGATCGGCCTTTCGTGGCTCGTCACGCCACCTATCTGTTGGTCGAATCGAACCATCCGGGTAGACCTGAGCAAACGTCTTACCGAATGTCATTGTGTTCTGACCCTCAGTAGGATCAACAATGCCGAGCCAAACGTCCTGACCCCACAGGCTTGCAATGCTCTCTGTAGCGTCAACGTTGTCGGCCGTGTTGACCTTCGAATCAACTACGAACACAGTAATCGGTGTTGCCTCTGGCAGACCAAGAATGACCTGCCATGCGTTAGGTGCATTCAACGTAAACGACTTGAACCGATCCACAACCCTCGGGTGGTTCTCGATGATACCAACTGCGTCCCAAGGAATAGTCATGTGAGTCGGGTAACGTCCCGTATCCAAGTAGATACGCTGAACAGCAGTACGCAAGTTAGCTACAGGATCGCTGGTGGAAGAAGTACCACCAGTGTAGTCAGACCACTTGCTTGCGCCCGAAAGCGTAAGCTTATGGTTAGATGCGTAGTTAGCTGCATTGCGGATTGTGTCCGCAACCTTGTCCTCATGCTCTAGCAAGATGGAGCGAGTAACAAGCAGCGTTGCGTCCCTCTCGGGGTCAATCTGCAAAGCACCACCGAATACGTCGTTTGCAAGACCACCAAGAGAGTTGAGTTCCTGACGCTCTTCATCGTAGATCGGAGACTGGAGTGAGTGTTCCTGAGTCTTGAACGTGTCCTCGCTCCATTTACGACCAACGACTTCGTTAGCGATCGTTCCTGGCTCTCGCCTGGAAGGGAAGATCAACCAGTCAGATCGATCGAATACCCGATATCGACCACTTTGCGTGTTGACCCTTGTAATCGGGAACAACCGCTCTCCGTACAGGTTTTGATCCTGAAACCCTACTGAGAAATTAGTAAGGATTGGATCAGTGTAAAGAGTACCTGGATCGTACAAGTATCACACCCCCCTTCTAAACGAGAATGTTGCCGGGTAGATTAAGCTGAACAGCAACTTCATCGCCTGACGTATCACACGACGAAACTGCGTGTCCAATGACTCGCTCCGTTGAAGCTGCAACTTGCGCTCGTCCATCTGTCGTTGGACTAATCAACTGTCCTTCGTTAATGGCCTCGCTTGCTTCCATCAGAGCGATACCTTCTGTATGAACCGAGACTCCCTTGCCTTTCAGAATCTCTGCGGCAGAAACGCTGAACATAGCGACACCGACAGGAACATCTGTAGCGGCAGTAACAGGAGTAACGGCGAACACGTTGGAGCCATTGAACTTAACGAGCCGCTTCTTAGTTACAGCAGCAGCGGCATCGTAGCCCTTGGCTACAACTACGTTCTGAAACGCTGGCATCTACTTCCTCCTTCCTACGCCGCTGGCCTATGGTTCTGATACGCCTTGGCAAGCTCTGGATCACGGTTAGCTGCTTCACGTACAGCATCCGAGTATTCCAGAGGCTCGTCAGACTCTTCCTGAATCTTCTTCACTAGCTCACTGAACGCAATGCGTGGATCGCTACTCATCAAAACAAGGTCACTAGAACCACTAGAACCTGTCTCTCCGAAGTCAACGATACCATCGTCGCCAGTGATCGTCTTAAGAACGTCCTCGAAGTCTGCAAGACTTGCAGAACCCTCAGAGAACTTCTTGTGAGTCTCTTCGATCTTCTCAAGGGCAAGACCCGAAAGACCCTTTTCCGTCTGAGTCTTTCCTACCTTGAAACGAAGCTTTCCACACGACTCTGAGAAAGCCTTAGCGGAAGTCTCGATTCGCTCCTTTCGAAGTTCCTCAAGCTCAGCCGCCTGCTCAGGGTAAAGCTCAGAGAATGCCTTAACAGCATTCGCCTCGTCTACTGCCTCCTTCAAAGGCTGTGCTGTATCACGTAAGTCCGAAACGGCCTTAATGATATCAGCATCATCTGCAAGACCAAGAGCCTCACGAAGCTGTGCATCTAGAGTATCCATTTCCCTCCCTTCGCCATGTGGTGTTGTAACAGTATCGCTTCTATCCGGTACAGTACCATCTTCACCTGCTGGCGGCGTATCAATACGCCTACCATCTGCTCCACCACTCCTATCACCAGCTAGATCGTCAGCCGGATTTACCTGCGTACCCGGCTCTGCTAGTTCTAGTTCAGGAACAGTGGCTTCTACCACCATATCTGCCACCGTAGCAAACTCCTTTCTCTCTTCGAAAATCTCGGAGAAGTTGATAGGAACCAAACCCTTTGCAACTGGACGATTTGTGAGAGCGCCGCCAACGATCACATCTTCGAAAGGTTCTTGAGTTTCGGGGTGTTGCCAATAATCATCCCATTCCAAAGAGAAGTAACGCCACTGTTTATCGGCCAGTTCCCTCTTCGCTTCCTCCGTAAACTCCACAGCGGCGTGGAGGCTCATCGTGTTAGGATCATTGCCGCTAGGAGCAATCTTAAAGTCACGGAACCATCCCGAAGCTTTATTGCCCTTAGCTCGATCCATCCCATGCTCAAAGTTAGTTGCAATGTCCTGTCCGCGAACGTTGCGCTTGAAGTTGTCCACCATGCGCTGTAGTTTCTCTACAGGCATCGGAACTTCCCCATATTCCATCGTGTGCCACGTCTTAGCAGGCATTGCCTCTAACCAAACTACATTGCCTTCCTCGGAGAAGGCCATTACACTAACTAGCACGTTTTCACTCATACGCGCCTCCGGTACATTCACGTATAGCGCCCGTAGGTGCTTAAGTGCATCTTCTCTCGAACTATGGCAACCCCCTTTGATTGGCGTACTTGCGCCTTTCTTGTAGACGCAAAACTGCGACCCCTTCTTGTGAATTTCCCAGGGCATTAGGATTCTGCCGGAAGCTTCCCTAGATTGCCGCCACCGCCAGTAGCGCCTACTGTTGACCTGTTGCTATTATCGCCAGGGCCAGAAACTCCTGTATTGTCGTTAGCCGTATTGTTGTTAACGACTGTCTTACCTTCCTCTGGCTCAGGCGGTCTGTCGCCGATCTTAGCAGGCATATCAAACTGTCTCCTGACCCACTGTTCGGTATCAAGATCGTTAGTGATAAGCCTCTTGTCGGAGAGGTTCGCAAAGGCTGCTGCTAGAGCCTGCAAGTCCTTAGCCTCACCAATGTTGCGGACTTGCATCTTCGGATACTTGTCAGTATCAAAGTTGTAGCGCACAAGCTGAGGGAATATCTCCAAGTTGAAGATACCGCAAATGTAGTTGGCAACATACTTAAGCGTTTTCTCGAAGATGCTTAGCTGTGCTGACGAAGTAGCTCTACCGCCTCCTGAACTTTCTACTCCTGACAGAAGGAACTCAAGCATCACGTTAAGTAGGATCATCATGTTGTGATGCTCAATCGACTTCATTACATCTACTGGATCGCCCTCTAGTTCTGCGAAACCAATAGTCATACCCGGAGGTCGTAGAATGAAGGCTTCCTCATTAGTTCGAAGATTGCGGCCAAGCTCCCTAGCGATAGCTTTGTCATCATCCGTGTAACCAACAGGAAGCTCAATGTCAGGAACACCAATACCATGCCGCTCTTTTTGGATAGCGTCAATTTTGTACAGATGCTCCTTGTAGTACCAATGCTTGTAAGCTGTCCGCAGAATGCTCTTACCCTCGATCTTGCCACTCTCTCCATTGAAGGTAAAGATCGCTAGACGATCAATAGGCAGCTTTAGCAGTTTTGTCTTGCCTTTGGCCTGAATAGCATTCTGCTCAATCAAGGCAAGTTCGCCGTGATCGTCGTATTCGATCTTACCGATGGTAGTCGCAGAGCGCGAAGCAATCTTCTTAATCATTGTGCGCGTCTTACGATTAGCCATCTTGCGCGGGGGTGCCCACTCTCGATTCTCGTAGACAATCTCGAAAGCGCGATATCCATGCTCGTACATCTTTAGGATATCTTGCAGCAGCATTTCGAATGGTCTGTCTAGCCCTGTGAAGATGTTATAGTCGATGAAGTCGCGGATATCGAGATTCTCTTGCTCATCGTTGAATGGCTCGATAAAGAACTCAGCCGCAAGAACTGGAGTTTTCGCGCCTCTTAGAGAAATGTCGCAGGCAACATCGCCATTCGTCATCTTCTCGTATGTACGAACAGCTTGGCCTAGCGTAGCTAGCTCAGGGACGATATCACGAATATCGGGAGCCTTCTCACTCCCGACTTCGGACAGTTTAACCTTACTCCCTGGCTCAACCTTGCTTAGCTGTGGTCTAGTAGCCAACTCTCTCTTCCAGAGTTATTTTGGAATCCAGTGTAAAGAAGGCTTCCGCCTCAGACCCACGATAGCCAGAAGAGTACACGTCACTAAGTCGTCCAGCACCGCCCAGGACGAACGTTTCGTTGAAGAAGTACCTAAGTGCGTCAGGGCCGTGATCGTCGTAATCGTGCTGACCCTCTTTAGGGTTCTTACCTTCCTTTTCGGCAGGACGCCTAAGACTCTCCATTTGCCTTATAAGCTCAATGCAGCTAGGGTCGATAAAGAGTTTAGGCTCACCATTAGGCTGTAGCTTCAAGTGACGTTTGACAGCTTCAACACCGTTAGACCAGGGAACAGGGCGAGCAAGCATAGGCCCGAGGATAATTGCGAGAGTGGCGATTTCATCGGCACCGCGCGGATCGCCCATCATTAGGTCTACATGGAATTGGGCCGGATTCTCTCGATTCTTCAATATTTGCCCATGCTCCCAAGTAGTCAAATGCTGGACTTGGTACTCTCTCCAAACGTATACATTGTCTGAGGGATCAACCATGATATCCAAACAAACAAATGGAGCAGAGAAACCGAAGTCGAAAGTCCAGTAGTTCTTCCAAGCAGGATTGTAGGTGACTGGCTTAACATGCAAATCTCTGTTAAACTCGTCATAAATCTGCCCAACGAAACTAGTGAACTCTGCTGCTATCTCTTGCTTAAAGAATGCTGGTGATACTTCCCGCTCGATTGCAAGTATCTCGTCATCCTCACGACCGCCGGGATATAGAACGTGGTTGTGCCACGAAGGTTCCCGCCAGCTTTGGTACTCAGGAAAATCAGTGTTCTGTCCAAGTTCATACAAAGCGTAGTAATAATTGAAACCCTCCGGTGTAGAAGGAAAGATAGCCCAACCGCGCTTATCTGCCAAAGCCGGCCTGATGAATCTTTGCCACGTTTCCTTGCTATGCTTTGCAGCCTCGCTCATAATAACACCGTCCAAGCCTTCACCAACGAGGCTTTCAGGTTTATGCGCTGACTTAGCTTCAAGAATCGTTCCCCAAGGAAGCTCCATGTACATATTTCCCTGTTGAACGTTGTAGGCGCTCCTTCTCAGTTTGCTGCCCAACTTGAGCTTAGACACAATATCATTGTAGGCTACGCGAAACTCTTTCTCAGCGAGCGAATAATCAGGGCCAACGATCCAGTACCTAGCTTCTGGCTTAAACAAAGCAAACGTCATCTCTCTGCCTGCCCAGATAGACTTACCCCATCTACGTCCGCAACAAGGAATACGGAATCTAGCCCTAGATTCGTGAGCAGCCGCCTGGTAGGGATGCGGCGTATAGTCAAGCTGCTCCCACAGGGCTTGCTTGTCAATTGTGGCTGTTGTCATAGAGCTACAACGAGGAAGTGTTCTGGCCCGATAACGGGAATCTCAGGAGCAAGCGTGAATCGCAAGAACAGGCTGTATTGATCCTCTGCCCATTCGGTAGGATCATTTGTGTCAATCAAACAGAAAGCTACCATACCAACATTGTTGCCGCCTGTCCAATCCTTCTGTACGTCGCCTGTATTCTTGAGCATGACTTTGTATTCTAGCCCTAAACCGTCAAGTGACGTTAGAGTCCCTTGATCGTCAATTACAGTAATGTCGATGAACTCTTTAGTGCCCTGATTCAATTTTCGCATTCCATCGCGCCTTTCCGAAGATGGTAGCAAACCTCTTGACCCGAGATTGCTGCATCATTCTCCATCGCTGCCGTTGCCCGATCATAGCACGTAACCTTATGACCCGTACAAACTCTACTGCATGGGGCGTTAGAAATAGGTATAGCTGTCCTGAGTCTGCAAGCTCGCCAGTGAATAAATCTTCACCGCCCGGAGTCAAGTCCAGTAATGCAGTCAGAACCTCAACGTAGTCAGCAACGTCTGTCGAACTAGGCACGAACGAGACTGTAGCCGTAGCTGCATCAACTACTGTAAGTAGCTCGTTGCCCGCTACTGTAAAGACTACCGGGACAGTGGCACTATCTACAAACTGAGCAGTATCAGTCGCACTAGGAGTGAGCCTAAATATCTCGGTATTGGAGTCAACCGTATCTGCGATATCTGTCGAGCTAGGCGTGAGTGCGACACTTGCAGTAGCAGCGTCAAGTATCTCTCGAAACTCTGTTGCTGACGGCGCGAACAGCAATGGTACAGTATTCGCATCTACGTAGTCTGCTGCATCGGCAGCACTTGGCGTGAGGGCCAGTGGAACTGTAGCCGCGTCGGAAGTTTGTCCTGTTTGGTATTCGTCATACGTGATAGTAAAGCGCAGGTATTCTGTCTCAGCATCAACGTAGGCAGCTATATCTGTCGCACTTGGAGTAAGTGTTAGCGTTTCTGTATTGCTGTCCGAGAAGTCCGCCGCATCTGTCGAACTAATCGTAAACAACAGTGGAACAGTATTGCTGTCTACGAACTGAGCGGTATCTGTAGCACTAGGCGTCAGCAGTAACGGTACAGTGTTGCTGTCCGTATAGTCCGCAACGTCCGTAGAGCTAGGAGTAAACCGGAGATACTCTGTCTCTACATCGTAAGTAGCGTGTTCCTCTGTTGCACTAGGTGTGAGCGCCAAAGGCACGGTATTACTGTCAACGAACTGCGCTGTATCAGTCGCACTAGCCGTAAACAGCAGAGGCACGGTATCTGCATCATAGGTTGTATGCTCTTCTGTCGAACTAGGAGTAAACAGCAGCGATGCAGTATTTGAATCTGAGAAGTCTGCAACATCAGTCGCGCTAGGCGTGAAAATTAATGTCTCTGTATTGCTATCCGCAAAATCGGCCGCATCCGCTGAGCTAGGCGTGAACAGTACTGCCGCTGTATTACTATCGACAAACTCCGCGATATCCGTAGCCGACGGTGCAAGCAGAAAGGGCACGGTGGCTGAATCTGTATATTCTGTTCCTGCCGCTCCTGGTGTATATTCGTCCGTTCCACTCGGAGTAAGCATAAGCAACAGCGATACTGTATTTGCGTCGGATATCTCGTGGTATTCGCCCCCATACCACTGAATCTCGTTAACATCTATTTCAGCGAAAGAACCGTCAACAAGAAAATTGATTCGCATAGTCGCTGTTTGGTTCGCGGCATCAAATTCAGAGGTTACGTCCTCGCGTCCAGCTTCTATCCAGGCAGTACCATCTTCGGAGTACGTGAACGCAAACTGATTTACGTCGGGTTTATGTTGCAATAGTAGGTAGCGAGGAGTAACGGCAATCTCTACACCATTTGATTGGTCGTAAGTATACCAAAAAAGGTCTTGAGTATCCGATGCATTCCAGCGAGCGCCAATACCTAAAGCTCCACCACCTGTATAGGCGAAAGCTTCGAAAATCAACGTAGTACTATCAAAGAGCTTAAAGAAGTTTGACATATCAACAAAGATGTAGAATCCAGGCTCGATAGTAAATCTAGTTCGGTAGTCTAATGCTCCACCTGGATCGGAAGCTCCTATCGCTCCTACAGCCTCATTGATACCTGAGCCAAACATAAGCCGCCAGGGAGGGTCGTATACTCCGTCGTTGAAGTCATCGAAGAATACTCTTGGGAATATGTCGAATCTAAGGTTGGCTGTCGCACTATCAGAGAAGTCGGCAGTCTCAGTTG